GTCGCGTGCTGAAACGTACTACGACAACGCAGACAGCACCAGCGACTGCGGCTACATCAGCTACCTGTTGTGGGGTGGAAAGGCCGCACTTGGATGGTCACGAAATAAACTACGAGAACTTGGCGAACTTGACGAAGAGTAATAAGCAAGAAGAACACGACTTGCATATGTCCAAGCTCGTGAACATTGGCGCGCTTATGACCGATATGGCCAATATATTGGATTCATTGAACGACTGCGATGCACCCAACGCATTGCACGCGAAGGTGGCCATCTGCGAGAAGATTATTGACATAATGAATTCGGTGGAGGTATGAGCAAGCACAAGTACATACAAACGCCTGAATTGATGTGGCAATACTTTCAGACCTATGCACACGAGGTCAAAAGCAATCCGCGAATCAAGACCGTTTTTGTGGGTAAGGATGGCGAGCAAAAGCAAGAACCGCTGGAAAGACCGTTGACTTTGGAAGGCTTTGAGAATTGGTGCGAAGAGCAAAATATTATTGGCGGGCTTGAACATTACTTCGCAAACACAGGCGGCAACTATTCAGATTATTTAAGCGTCTGTTCACGCATTCGCCGTTGTATACGCCAAGACCAAATCGAAGGTGGTATGGTTGGCCAGTACAATCCAAGCATCACGCAACGCCTGAACAACCTTGTGGACAAGCAAGAGCAGAAGGTCCACATCGAACAGCCGCTATTTAATGACGACCTATGACCCTTGAAGAACTAACGCATTTGCTGAACCTGATGGATGCGGATAACAAACGGACGCGAGAGGCTTACAAAATTGGCATCGACTTATCCGAATTTGGAGAGAGCGCGCAAGAAGTCATCGACCTGCTGTTGAAGCACGTCTTTGATGAGCATCAATACGAAACCCTTTCTTGGTGGATGTACGAAAGGGATTTTGGCAGGCGTGAGGACTTGCAGATGTGGGATAAGGATGGGAAAGAGATTTGCCGCACCGTTGAAGAACTGCATCAATTTTTGTTTGCGTGAGTGACAAGATAGTCGAGTCAGTTATTGACCAATTTAGGACAAGAGCCGAGGCGGGCAAACGCAAATACGGCACGACAATGGAGCGCAATGACCTGACATTCGCCCAGTGGATTCAGCATCTGCAAGAGGAGTTGATGGATGCGGTGGTCTATATTGAGAAGATTAAGCAGATTGGAATTTAAGTACACAACAGCGATAAAGCGCATTCGGCAGATGACCGCTCGCAAGAAGGTCATCCAAGGCGGCACAAGTGCAGGAAAAACAATCGCCATCCTTTCCATACTAATCGACATAGCCGCAAAAGCCAAGACCGAAATCAGCGTTGTATCTGAATCCGTGCCGCACCTTCGCAGGGGTGCAATCAAGGACTTTGCCAAGGTGATGCAGGTTACAGGACGCTGGTCCGCTGACCGCTGGAATAAAACCCTGCTGACGTACCACTTCGCCAACGGAAGCACCATCGAGTTTTTCAGCGCAGATAGCGAAGGCAGGCTCAGAGGTGCAAGGCGTCAGGTGCTGTACATCAATGAGGCGAACAACATCGACTTTGAATCGTACTATCAGCTGGCAATCAGAACGAGCGAAGCGATATACATCGACTACAACCCAACGCACGAGTTCTGGGCGCACACGGAGGTCCTGAGGGAAGCGGATAGCGAACTGCTGATATTGACCTATCTCGATAACGAAGCACTACCCGACACCATCCGCAAGGACATCGAAGCGGCAAGGGTGAAGGCCGCGACATCCAGCTATTGGGCGAACAGGTGGAGGGTGTACGGCTTGGGACAAGTCGGCAGTGTGCAGGGCGTGATATTCAGCGACTGGACGCAGGTGGATGAGATTAACTACACGACTTCCAAACTGGTTGCGATGGGATTGGACTGGGGGTACACGTTAGACCCGACCGCATTGGTGGCTGTGTACAGGTCAGGCGACACGCTGACCCTTCACGAACTGCTGTACACCAACAACCTGACGAACCAAGACATCGCGACAAAGCTTCGCGAGTTCGGCATCAATCGGGCGTGGGAGATTGTCGCGGATTCAGCAGAGCCGAAAAGCATTGAGGAGGTGCATCGCCTTGGCTTCAACATCAAGCCAGCGCAGAAGGGTCAGGACAGCATCCGAAATTCCATCGACATCCTACACAGGTTCAGCATTCAGGTGACCAAGACCAGCACCAATCTAATCAAGGAGTTGAGGAACTACACTTGGGATACTGACCGCACGGGTGCATCGTTGGGAGTGCCTATCGACAAGTATAACCACGCCATTGACGCGGTGCGCTACGTGGCCTTGAACAAGTTATCGCAGAGTGCAGGCGGGAAGTACGTAATTATGTAGATTTGCGTTATGATACACCCAACAGCAATTATCGAGGAGAATGTCACGCTTGGCAAAAATTGCCGCGTCTGGGCATTCGCGCACATCCGCACAGGTGCAACGATTGGCGACAACTGCATCATTGGCGAGGGCGCACACATCGACTACAGCGTCACCATTGGCGACAACTGCAAAATCCAAAACCACGCGCTGATATATCACGGCGTAACCATTGAGGATGATGTGTTTGTCGGCCCGAATGTAGTGACCACCAACGACCACCTGCCAAGCGTACACGGCGATTGGATGAAGAACGGCAGGTTCAGGAAAACAATACTTCGCAAGGGTTGCAACATTGGCGCAAATGCTACCATTGTATGCGGCATTGAAGTAGGCGAAGGCGCGACCATTGGAGCGGGTTCAGTCGTGACGCGGTCAATACCTGCCAAGGCGTTGGCATATGGAAATCCAGCCAAAATCAAGAACCAATGAAGATACTAATCGGGTGCCTGTTTTTTCGTCAGTACACAGGTTCGGAATTGTACTGCCTTTACTTGGCCAAGGAGTTAAAACGCCGAGGCTTTGATGTAACGGTGGCAGGTATGTACATCCACCTGCCAATCACCAGCGAGGCGGCATTTTACGGCATCAAGGTTGTGGAACTATCGCAGTTGACAGGCGATGAGCAGTTTGACATCATCCATTGCCAGCATAAGCCAGTGACTGAACACCTGTGCCAACTATACCCAACAACGCCAAAGGTTACGACCATTCACAGCATTGTGTACGATTTGGAGCGACCTGTAAAGCACGACAGCATCAAGCACTACGTTGCGATTGCCAGTCACGAGCGCGAATTCATTATCAGTAACTACGGCATCCCTTCGGACAAGGTCAGCACCATATACAATCCTGTTGATTCATCTAAATTCAACAAGGAGAACACGACCGAGGATGATTTTGTGCTGTTGGCAGGTACGGTTGATTATATGCGAAAGCAGATGATTTACGATGCATCGCAGTGGGCTAAGGACAACGGCAAGCGGTTTGTGCTGATTGGCTACGACCACGGCGACTATTTGTCTGACCTGCGTAAGGCTCGCGACATCATCTACTATCAGCCAATCCCCAATATTGAGATGATGGTCAAGTCGTGCCACATCGCCTGCGGGTTGTTTATTGGCAGGACAACTATTGAAGCGTGGATGTGCGGCAAGTCGGTGTTGAGTTACAAGTTTAACGCATCGGGCGGCATCCTCAGCAGGGAAGTATTAGCACCACCAAGCGACATCGACCTGTACAGCAGTGACCGCGTTGCTGAATCATTGATAACCATATACAATGAAATTGCTTAACCGCCTAACCGTTGCCCAGTTTCAAGAGCTGACCGCCATTGACCCTGATATGGGCGCATTGCGGAAAAAGGTCAACACCGTCTGCATCGTGGATGGCTTCGACCAAAATGCTGTTGAAGGGTGGACGATTGAACAGCTAAACGCAAGGGCGGCAGTCATTGACGAGGAGTGCGGTGCGCTGTCGATGCTACCTGCCAAGCGGGTGGTTCGTATTGGCACCAAGCGATACAGGATGGAGTGGTTCATCGACCAGATGAGCGCAGGGCAGATGATGGAACTGCTAAACTATCAGCTGACCAGCGATAGGGAGGTGGTTGCTAATCTGCATCTGTTGCTCGCCAGTTTAACGCGTGAGATGACGTGGTACGGCAAGACATTGGCGTATGATGGCGGCAAGCACGCCGACAGGGCGGAGGCGATGAAGAAGGCGAAGATGGCTGACGTGTGGGGTTTTGCCTGTTTTTTTTTGCGTCATTCAGAGCCTTTGTTGAAGATTATGCAGACCTATTTCGTGGAGGCGAGCAAGAAGAAGACAGCGGCCAAGGAATAGCCAAACCCGACTACGGATGGCTTGGCGTTGCGTATGTGCTGATTGCCAAGCGCGACCCTTTGAAGATGGATGCGGTGTTTGCTATGCCAGCGCGGCAGTTTATGAATTACGTTCGATTGGCGAAAGACCTGCAATAGCACACATTTGCGGGCAGTGGTATTTATAGCTGATGAAGTTTGATGTAAGTTTAACCAGTCAGCTTTCTGCCATTGGCAGTGACGTTACCGAATCCGTAAGCCTGACTGACGGCAAGGATGTAAAGAGCGCAGTACTACGGTGGTTGCACGAGGCGATTGATGCGATGAATAAAGCAGTGGATAGGTACGATGCTACCGCCACGCTAAACCTTCGCCAGTCCTTCCGTGCTTCCGACTTCCGCTTGGATGGGCAGGCGTTGAAGATTGACCTTGAAGGTGCGGAGTACTGGGCCTATGTGAACTACGGCGTGGATGGCGTGCAGAACAAGCGCGGCAGGCCGTTCAGTTTCCGCTACATCAGGCCCAGCAAGCGGCACGTGGCGGCAATCCGCAAGTGGGCGATTGACAAGGCGATAGGCATACCAGCAGAGGAGTTGGATGGGTTCGCCTTCAACAAGGCGCGAAAAATGAAAAGAGAAGGAATCAAGCCACGACCATTCTACACCGACACGATGACTGACAAGCGGGTGAACGAATTGACCGTGACCATTGCGGACATCACAGGGCAAAAGATAAGCCTGCGCCTACTTTCCGAATTTGGCAAACAAACAGCAACCAGACGATGAGCATAACCATTGTATCTTCCCTTCCCGCCTTACTTCCTGTCGGCAATTCTGACG